GTTTTATGCCTTGCCGGCCGATTCGGAGAAAAAGTGGGACATAGACCCTCATTTTTTCTGACCCCCTATGTCCCACTTTTCGATGTTGACCTCTAGCTAGGAGGAGACCGATGACACTGAGAGAACTCTACGAGAAATTGGATTGGTCCTCCGTCGATGCCACCCATAAGCAGTGGGAGACCGATCACGACGAGGCGATACGGCTGGACCCCGGTGCTCTGCGTCAGCATCGCCTCGAACGGCTCTACCATGGCATCGACGCCCTGGAGAAAAACGGCGATATGCGGCATTGGTGGACCCTCCCGTCCTCAATACGGCAACAGGTGGCGGACCACTACCAATCGATGGGCTTGATCGATGCCAAGTAGCGTAACGGAGGACCAGCTGCGGCGGGTGTGCCGCATGTACCCTACCAATACCGCCGCCGCCAAGGCTCTTGGCTACTCGCGCCAGTACTTCTTGGAGTTGTGCAAGAAATATGGGGTCAAGAGGCCCGTAGAGGGTCATTTTCGGGGTCATAGTAGGGATGAGTGACCCCTTTATTGATCGTCCTCTACGGTCTCGTGGGTCTGTTGCTGTTGGTCGGCATCCTCTTTGGGTTGATGCTATGGGGGTGGTATCGCTATGTGACCTTCCTCAAGAAGAGGAGGGCAGAAATAGATAAATGCGCTTGACAACCTTACATACCGCGTCCGTAGGTGGTTGGCATGGCACGTCTAAAAGGCATACCAGAGGCAACACACTAGCTATGGCAGCACCTCAATTCGCAACGCCCGAACCGATCCGGTTCTCTGAAGAGGAGAAGGACAAGATCCTCGACCTCGTGGGTGACCTCTACGACGACGGCCTACAGGGCCGGATGGAGTGGGAGGGCAAGCACGAGCTCTACGACCAGATGTTCCGGGGCAATACCGAACCCCGCTCTGGCCCGTGGGAGGGGTCGGCGGACCTCCACGTCCAGATGCCCTACTGGTTGGTCGATTCAGTCAATGTGCGCCTTACGGCCGGCGTCTACAACCAGACGCCCCTCGTCGGTGGGCTGGCGGAGGAGGATGCCGACCAAGAAGTCTTCAAGAAGGCGGCGAACCTCGTAGAGTGGGATCTCCAGGCCAAGCGCATGAATGCGAGGAATCTGTGGAACAGGGCGTCTAAGATACGCCTCATCCACGGGTGCAGTGTCTCGCTGCTCTCCTATGCGGCCGATACCTATAAGTACCGCACCAAGGACATCGTGCCGGAGGTGGTCGAGGATGAGGAGGGCGTGGCCCGCCTCGTAGATGCGGAGCAGATACGCGAAGAGGAAGGCGTCCTCTACGACGGTCCGGTGCTGACCCCGCTGGAGTGGGACGACTTCGTCGTGCCCACCTCGGCAATGAATGCCCAGCCCAACCGCCCCTCCAATCCCGGCGGAGCAGATTGGGTCATCGTCCGCCAGTGGGAACCCCTCTCGTTGCTCTTCAAGAAGGCCGATTCCGCCTACGTCGAGATCGAGGGCGAAGAGGGTGACCGCGACTTCTGGATCAACGCGGCCCCCTCTCAGGATCGGTCCAGCAGTGCCGGGACCGGCCAGAACAACCGCCGGGTCCGCCAACAGGATGGGAGCGATGGTCTCAACCGGTCCCATAACTCGCACGACAAAGCATCGGCCCGCCCCAACCCCGAATTTGAGATACTGACCTATTTCGGTCCCTACCCGGACCCCGACACCGGCGATGACGAGGAGATGGTCATCTTCGTATCGCGGTCCCCCAAGCGGGTATTGGGGGCTTTTCGCCTGTCGGACCTCTACTTCCGGGGTCACCGTCCCTTGCTGGAGATGCATTACCAGACGGTCTCCACCCGCTTCTATTCGATGGGCATCATGGAGATCGTCCAGCACCTGTCGGCCGAACTCGACACCATCCACAATATGCGGTTGGATGTGGGCTTCGCCACCAACCTGCCTTTCTTCTTTTATCGGGCCTCTGCCGCTTTCGACCCGGACGAGGTAGAGCTAAAACCCCTCAAGGGCATCCCCGTGGATAACATCGGGGACGTGCAGTTTGCCGCGATGTCGAACGTCACCACCTTCTACCACCAAGAAGAGCAGATGCTCTATACGCTCGTTGAGCGGGTGGTGGGGGTGACGGACCTCTTCTTGGGGATCTCGCCCACGCGGGGGGCGGCCGCCCGTCATGCCACCGGCTTTGTCGGCACCCAGCAAGAAGCCTTGGCGCGTACCAGTGAGATCCTCAATCAGGATGCGGAGAGTTTCTCGTTTCTATGCCGCTTCATCTACGACCTTGAGATGCAGTATGGGCCGGAGGATCGCGTCTTCCGCTTGCAGGGGGAGTCGGGGCCGCAGACGATGGATCTCAACAGGGACGCCTTGTGGATGCAGGGCGAATACGACTTCCGTCTGGGGGCCAACCAGGGCAGTTTCTCCGCTCAGGTACAGCAGCAACAGGCACAGGCGATGTTGCAGATGGCGGCGGCGAGTCCCCTCGTCAACCAAGATCCGGGGCGACGGTGGGAGATCGAAGCGTTCTATCTGCGGAGTCTCGGCATCCGCGACCCGGAGACCTATATCGGTCCCAAGGCGGCGATAGCGCAGACCAACCCCCGAAGTCAGGACGAAGAGAATGGCGAGATGGCGCAATTCCTCTATGGCATCAACGCCCCCGCGCCGGTCCATCCTTCCGACAACGATCAGGAGCATCTGGGCCAGTTGATGGAGTTTATGAACTCGTCGGAGTACAGTGCCTTGGGCCGTCCCAATGAAGAGGGGTACATGGCGCACTTCGCCCTGCACCAGCGGCAGATGCAAGCCAAGCAGCTACAGGCGCAGATGCAACAGCAGATGGCGATGGGTCAGGAGGAGGGGGGTCAGTCCGGTCAGCCCGGTCAACCGAATGAGCAGGGTGGTCCCGCCCCCGGTGGTCAGGACCGCATGATGGCGCAGATGCTCAGTCAGTCGAATGGCAACATCCCCGGCTTGAGCCAAGAGCAACAGCCTCAAGCGTCGATCCCTAACCCGCCGACGTTTCCGACGCGGTGATCGACCCCAAGCGGAAGCGTGAGTGGCGCGACTTCACCACTCACAATGTGTGGAAGGATATGTTGACGGACCTCGGAGGGATGGAAGCGAAAGAGATAGGGCAACTGATCGACATCACCCGGCAGGGGACGTTTGAAGAGATCAAGCATCAAGCCGGTATCATCGACGGCATACAACGGACGATTAAGTTTTTGATCAATAAGGCCGAACAGGCGAGAGACCTATAGGGGGACAGGATGCCAGTAGACAACAGACAAGTCGAACAAATGATGGCTGCACTAACGTCGCCCGGTCGGGGCAGTCACTATGGACAGCAAATGTCGCAACGGCCCGCAGCGGGCACGATACGGGGCATCAGTAATGCACCCTCAATACGCAGTGGTCGGGGGGGGAATCCCTATGACCCAGCTAATCGAATGCCCGATTACGCGGGTAGGGGATGGGGGAGAGGCCCCTCAATGGGCACTGGAGAGGTGGGTGGTAGATTTTCAGGACTTTCCGCTGGTCAAGAAATGGAACTCCAGCAGAACGGATACACAGATATAGGCGATATACGTTACGTCCTAGATCGCACTACGGGTCAGGTGACGCAGTCGCCGCGTCCCGGCTCAGACGATTGGCGAGCTTACTCGGATTTACAGAGGGATATAGGTCTTTTAAGAGGTGCTACTACGGGTGCTGCGGTACCAAATCCATACGGATCTTCGATGACTCTGGATGATGAGATGGATTTACAGAGGGATATACGTCTTTTAAGAGGTGCTACAGGGATTCACCCAGGCGTTGGCGGTCCCGGTTCGATTTTTAGAAGGGAAAAATAACAATGCCAGTAGACAACAGACAAGTCGAACAAAGGGAGCGGAACTAGTTATGCCATATCATACGATGCAACCCGGCGCACAACCCGCCCGCGCACCGGTACCGGGCTATATAGATCCGCCGAACATTGTGGGTGGCTCCGGGCAGATGGACCCGGCCCTCATAGAGCAACTTATGGAGGTGATTCGGCGCAGTCGGATGGGGGGACAGAGATCGCCGGGTGCAGTCCAAAGTCAGATGATGAATACGATGGGGAGGGGACCAGCAGTCGAAAGTCAGATGATGAATACGATGGGAAGGGCACCGGGTGATCGACCCGTCGCACGTCAGATAGGGGGTCGTCCATCCGGTGTAGACCCGGCAGCACTCATGGAGATGATGCGAGGCACTATGGGGGGGAACCCTCTTAACCAGGTGCGCCAAAGACGAGTAGATACCATAGAGGAAGAGCGACGTGGAAGGGAAGCGGAAGCTGCACGGTACGCTCCGGGGACTGCTGCAACGTATAATCGCGATCCTCGATATGGGAATGTTCCAGGCGACATTACCGCTCAGTGGCTGGCGATGCACCAGGGTAATTTTGGTAGAGGCAGATGATCGAACCGGCCCTTGAGCCTCGCGTTCAAGATACGGTGGCGCGAAACATGATCAACCACGGGCAGTACTTCCTGGTCTCCTTCCACCGTGGGGACGAGCCCGTAGTGGTCTTCAGAGGTATGGACGAGAAGAGATTCACCATCGTGCAGCA